ATTTGATTGAACTTGCAAAAAGATACGGATTGAATAATTATATTAATTTAGTTTTTCGCAAAAACTTTTCGGCACAAGTATTAAAAGCAAATATGAAAGTTGTCGGAAATTGCGAATACGGATTAATCTTTTACCGTGAACGGTTGCCAAAATTCAGAAACAAAGGCAAAATGATTTTTAATTGCATTGATTGGGAACGTGATGACATTTCAAGTCCTTTGATTAGAAAAATACACCCCACACAAAAGCCCGTTAAATTAATTGAAAAATTGATTGAAATATTCACAGACGAAGGCGATGTAGTAATTGACCCATGTGCCGGAAGTGGTTCTACTTTGATAGCTGCTGCAAACAAAAAACGAAAAGGATTTGGATTTGAAATAAAAAAAGAATTTTACACACAAGCTAAAGAATGGGAACAAGAAATTTTAACCTACAATAAAGAAATTGAAGAGTTTGGGTTTGGTAAAACTTTAATGGAAAAGTCATCGTTAACGCTTTGGTCGTAAAATGGCTTATAACGGTTACAGGTAGCTGTCAGTGGCGACCTTAACCGATGAACTTAAATAGAATTATAAACTTTTAAAATACAGATAATATGTCAAACGAAGCACAAAACAAGCCATTGCAGCTACCTAATGTTAGCGAGCGTTTTTTCTTATGTGATTGTAATAGTGAGGCTTTATTACTAACTCGATTTGTAGATGACCATGATAAAGAGATTTACTTATCAATTTATACTATCGGACAATTTCAGAAAAAGCCGAACATTTGGAAGCGGTTAAAATATTGCTGGTATCATTTAAAGACTGGTAAAAAGTATGAAGACCAGATGATACTTAATTTTGAAAAAGCACAACAGGTAAGTGAGTGGCTGTCTTTAAATGCTCGCTAACGTTTTGCAGCTTGGCGAAGTAGCCACCTGCACAAAATTAATTATTAACCGAGAGGTGTCTGTGGCTATTTTGCCAAACTGCTGTTAGGTGCAGTGCTTCTCACAAATTTTGAAAGGATGATTGAAATTATTAAAGAACAAGTGAAAATGCCAAGTCTAAGCACCGAAAGAAGATTTCAAAAGATTTGCGTAAACAATAAATGGGAAGTTATAGATACCCATAATGAAAATAAAACACGATACAAAGGTGCTTATGAAGATGTAATGATTGCTTGTCATAATTTGAACAAAAAATTTTATCGTGATGGTGTCATTTAGCATTGCACCTAACGGTTCACGGCTTTGCGTTAGTGCCGTAATAGAATTACTAACGCTCAAATTTTAAACAAAAGTAAAATGGAAGAACAAAAGTTGAATGAAGAACAAGAGCAGGCATTACGCAAAACCGATGTTATGCGCAGTTTATCTAATGAACAAATAGAAATGATAGCTGATATGTTTGCAAACAGAGAACAAATGGTAATAGATGAAAGTTTAGGTGCTGAATGGATTTTAAGCCACGCCTTTCAATTAGGTGCAAAGTTTTACAGGGACTTTACAAATTGCGCATAACGGTCGGTGGCTTTATTTCAGTAGCGGAAAAGTAAAAAACATCTTTCAGTTATGCCGAAAGTTTGCAAATACAGACTACTTTTATATTAAAGACCGAAACCGCTATTGAATAAAACCACTGTTAACCGCTGTTTATTATCTTTTTTACAAATATTTTAAAAATAATTGTATTTTTATTTTGTAGTATCAAAATAATTACTATCTTTACACCGTAATAATAAACAAATAGAAATTATGACAACAATTACACATAAAATTGAAACTAAAGAATGTTTTGTAACTATTGAAAATAAAGTAAGATATTATAAAATGACAATAACATTAAAAAACGGATTTATGTGCATTGGTTATCCTCAAATTTGGAATAGATTAAAAGACGCTAAGGAATTTATTAAAAACAATTATAATAACTAAAAATTATGGATTTAAAAAAGCAGTCCAATAATTGATTTAAGTATTTGTAAAATTGAAAATTTAATTTTATGCGAACCGTAATAATAGTAAGAACCGAAACAACAATTGAAGCGTACACAGGATTTAAAAAAATGTGTAACCTTTTAGGATTGCCTTACAACTATTTAAAACGATTACCTTATCCTATTAATTACAAAGGTATGATTATAGATAAGGTTGAGCTAAAATAGCGGATAACGTTCTCCAGCTTGTTGCAGTTGCAAATTATTAACTAAAAATTACAAAAATTATGGATTTAAAAGAATTATTAAAAAAGTTTTACGATGCTGGAATTATGGCAGAAGCTACTTTAGAAGAAAAATACTCATTTGAACAAACGCTTGCTGATAATTCCGAAGCCTTGCAATTGCTACAAACTGGTGTTATAAAATCGGTTTGCGATAGGGTGAACAATTTTGAAAATAACAGGTGCATTAATTGTGGAGCAAAAGCTGGTCATAAATGCGAATTACAAACTGTTTTATAACGGCGGACGCTAACCGATGTTCAGGAAAAGTAAGGACTGAACTTTCGGATTATGACTAATCTTACAGACACAAAACAGTAATTAAATTTAACCTAAAGCCTGAATAGCGGTTAACGTATGTTATCACTTCGGCTTTTTAAACGCAAACAAAAATGAAAGAAATATTAGTTTTTACAGAAATAGATGGAGATTCAATTTTAGAATTAGAATTTGATTATCACTTTAATATCGGAGATGTTGTTTATTATGAATTACCTATGGAAGATAGAAAAAGAATAGAATGGTTTTATTCAAATGCAGATATTGAAGGCGTAATTGTTTCAAAATGGATTGACCTAACTGATAAAATTATAAAATGGCAAGTTGACGTTGACTTTGTACGTTGCGATGAAGTTGAGTGATAACTACCAAATAACATCATAAAAAGTAATACTTTTTAACGCTATACCTTATAAAATATGGAAATTTACAACGAAATACAAAGCTTTAAATGCGACAAAGAAATGAAAGATTTTCTACTACAATTAAAGAGAAATAAAGTAAATGTTTCAAAATTTATAAGAGAATCGATTAACAAAAATAGACCAAAAATAAAACCTGACAAAAGAAAAAAAGCTACTATTACCGATTTAAGGAATAGTTTTAGTATTTTTGAAGAACAATTAAAACGATAGATTATGGAAATATATTATAAAGTTCATACAGAATGGTGTAAATATCCTTTTAATGACGTTGTTGATGAAAGATATTGTGAGTTTTTTTATAAACTAAAAAAGAAATTTATAAAATTACATAGCTTAAAGATGGAATCAAACACAACAATAGAGGAAAAATTAAAATATTTAAAAGAAAACTATTCTGAAAAAGTAACTAAAATAATTAGAATAAAATGAAAAAACTACTAATAATTTTAACCGCATTATCTTTGTTTTCTTGCGGTGTAATCAAGAAAGACAAGCAAAGAACCGAAACAGAAACTAAAATCGATTTAAACGCATCTAAAACAAGCGAGGAGAAAGAAGAAGGTTTTAACTTCGTATTACGCCCTTTCAATCCTGACAAGCAAATGATAATTAATGGAGATACAATTACTAATACAATTGTAGAAAAACATTATTATAATAAAACTATTCACGTTAAAGACACTACTTCGCAAAAAGTAGAAGAAAAAAAAGAAACTGAAAGCAAAATAAAAGAATCGGATAATACTGCAGTATTCAAAGAGCTATTTTATTATATAGTTATTTTAATTGTATCTTTATTTTTAATAGCACTTGCTTATTATCATTTTACTAAACCTAAATTAAAATAAATTAACTATATTTGTTTTTTCATAATTAAATGTTTTTATTTGGTTAAGTTAACCGCTGTATTTATATGGCGGTTTTTTTTTGTGTATTAAAAAAGAAAGTGTATATTTGTATCAGTTCGTTAATGTATTATTGAAATTGTTTAGGACGAGGGTTCGATTCCCTCCACCTCCACTCGCAGTCCGTTTATGGGTTTTCCTTTTTCGGTCAGGAATTAAAATAACAAACCGAAACTTTGGGGGTGCTTGGTTTTGACTGGCAAAAAGTATGTAATAAGTAGAACTAAAAAAATAACTTCAAAAGTTGTAAGCCTTTTTAGAGAGCCGTTAAGAATAGCTGTTTAAAACGAGTAAAAGCATCGATAAAGCTTAAAAGCCTACTATTAATTTAGTAGGCTTTTTTATTCTACTTTTTCAAAATGCATCCAATCATAATTTTTTTCAACACCTAAATTGACAAAGCCGTGTTTGTAGAAAATATCAATCATAGGTTTATATTCTGGACGTGCAAATCTTGCTGTTTTACTTGTTTCTTTTAATTGATTTCTTTCAGGATCTAAGTCTATTGCAATTCCCCAAGAATGACGTGAGTAGTCAGAACCGCCACGCATAGCACGAAAAGCAAAACAACCACCAAATAAATCAATTCCTAATTCTTGAATTTTAGCAAGTCCGTAAACTTGTAATAATTCGTTAAAAACATTTATAAAATCTTGAGCTACTTTTTTGTGAACTCGCATTTTATTTACAGTTGTTTTTTTGTCCCACGCTAAACGCATTGGAAAAGGTAGTTGAATAGTTGTTAAATAACTACCTTGCTGATTTGGTTGTCCGTAAATTTGAATGATTTGTTTTGTGTTTAACATAACTACTTCTTTTTTAAATTACTAAACATTTTATCTTCCTTGACTTTTGTCCACATAAAAAAGAGAATCAATCCGTTGAATATCATTTCTATTAAATTGAATTTGATTTGCGGTTTTCCTTCAAACACAAACGATTCTTTGAAAAGTGTTACACTAAAAAACAAAGTGCAAAGCATTAACAATCCGTAGGCGATTTTCCTTGAAAAATCACGTTCTTTTTCATCTGTAAGTTTTATGAAGAATGTGAAAAATAATCCTCCATAAATAATGCAATTAATTATCAGTATCATCTTGTCCATCTTTATCAATTGTTTTAATTAATCTTTTTACCGAAGCTTTCAGAATGCTTTCTAATCCGTACGCTACAACAACTGTTATTAATAGTGTTACTTTTATCGATAATTCAAAGTGTTCCATTACCGCAGGCATTACAAAAAAAGCCACGATTACCGAGCCTAAGAATTTACCTAACAATAAGGTTCTATTGATTGCTTCTTTACTATCTTTTGAAAAGAAAGCATAAATAGTTGTTGTGATTGATGCTAAAAATATTAGCAGTTGCGTTAAAAGGTCGTTGTTTTTCATTTATCGTTATTTCTTAATTGGGTAATATCTTGGTGTAAAAAAGGCACAATAAGGCACGAAAACGAAACCAGCAAGACTAACTAATACAAAGCGAAAGATTTGGTTTCCTTTGCCGTTTTTACGCATATTTTCAAAGTATCGCCACGCTGACTTAAACCATTTTATAAAGTTTCTGTTTGCTCCAATTAGACATTCGTAATCGTGTACCATTGCATCGATGTCTAATTTTGGTAAATCGCACAAGTCTTTTACAATTGTTGCGCCATCGAATTTTGTTGTAAAGCGACAAAAGAAATCGTAGGCTTCGATATATAAATCAATTTCCGATTCGTTTCTTACTTTGTACTTTAACATCATTCGCAGTTGATAGCGATACTCGGCTAATGTTTCTCTGTCTTGTTTAAAGAAATCGCTTTTACTTTTTTTGAGAAAGTAAATCAGCAACAGTACTATTGAAAGGATGATGTACCACATAACTATTTTTTATTAATTTGATTTCTTAATTGTTCCACTTCCATTTCTTCATAATTTTCTTGAATGTAGTTTAAAAGAATATTGTGTATTTTATCGTATAAAGTCTGTCCGATAACTGAACTACCAATTCCTAACAATAATTGATATCCTGTAACCCATTGCCCGAATGGAACAACAATATCTAAAACGGGTTTTAATTCCGCTAAGATTATATTTTCAGTTGCATCGTCCATTTGCCCGACTTGTTTTGCAATACGAAATTCAGCCGATAAACCAGCCCATATACGTTGCGCATCTTGCATACGCTGTATGTATAAATCGGTTTCTTTTTGTTTTAGATTAATGATTTGTTGTTGTGCGATTTCTTCGGGAGTTGCTCCTTCAATAAAATCAGTTCCGTTCCAAATTGGGTCAATAAATTTTCCATTGTACAAAACAGAAAATTCTTCACAACCTTCGGCTAAATATTTTTGTGCAAAATCTTCTCTTGATGTTTGGGCATAAGGCTTATTGTTTTTTATAAACTGTCTCATACTTCTTCAATATCAATGTTTAAACGAATGAAATTAAATGTCTGTGCTGTTGCATTGTTCGTTCTAACACACCATTTAATATTAGAATAAGCAGACAAATTTAAATGCGTTAAAACTGGAATATCAACTTTGTTTTCGTGCGTACCCAACGCAGTCGAAGAAACCAAATTGTACTCCGCTATCAACTGCATATCTACTTGATATCTAGATTCAGCCATAACACGAATTACTATATTTGTGTTTGCTCCTGATTCCGCTACATTTCGTGAGTAAGAAAATTTTATATGCTTAACTTGTGAAATATAATTCGGTGTAATCTCAGGAGTTGCTTTATCTGAAAAATCGGTCAAACTTATAACTCCTGATGTTTCCGTAATCCCTGCGCCAAAAACCAATCCTAAAGAACCAAGAACAGATTGTCCGTTAAACCTTGATTGACAGAAATTACTTTGCGTATTATTTAAAGCCGTTCCATTTGTTGGTACTTGAAATAAAAGGGTTTGATATTTTTTAGAAGTTCCACCAATCTGAACATAAGCCGAACCATCCCAACGGTAAGTCTTATTCGTATCTAAAGCCAAATAAATTTTACCTGTTTCACCTGTAACTGGAAAAGAGGCTAAATTGGCAAACTCCAAAACGTCTTTAAACTCACTCGTCGCCTTTGTACCTTGCGAACCATCTGCATTAATGATATAAGCACGCTCTACGCCTGCAGTTGAAACTTTGTCGAGTTTAGAATCTAAAGCGGTTTGCAAATCTGTTTGGTCTGATAGTGTTCCTGTTATAGAGCCCCAAGTGCTTCCGCTTCCACCTCCACTTAAAGTAGCTCTTGTATATAAAATAGGCAACAAATCGCTTTGTAAATCAGCTACGTTTAAATATGTGTTGCTGTCAACTTCAAAATCACTAAATAAAGTTGGTGATGACGTTAATTCAATTGAACTGTCATAAGCATTTAAAACCCTTATTTTATTACCAACAACAACAGGCATAAAGTTTTTGTAATACTCTATTCCGTTAAATGTGAATCTTTGTGTATCTACGTTGTTAATTATAGTCATTACTTACCGACTTTTGAAATTATAAAGTGAGTGTTTTTTATTTTAGTACCACATCTATATAATGGCTCGTTTGTTCTTTCTAAAAACCTTTCAACATTTAACCAAAGATTAAAAGCATATTTAGAATTATGTTCAAATAACGTCTTTTTCATAGTTGTATCAACTTGTTTTGATACATCATTATTTAGCTTTTCACGAAGCCCAAAAGCTGTGTCGACTTGGTCACCATAAAAAGAATGGTAAGCGTACCAATAATGCGAAATAACAGCCTTTAAACCTACGTTTTGATAAGTTTTCCCTTGATAGTCATAAGTCCCACCATCTAATAAATCAGTGTAACTTGACGCATCATTAATAACAGCCCAATATAAATCCTCTCCTAAAAGCGGATAAATTTCAACTTGCTGAACTTGTAAAACTAATTCGTTAAACTTAGCTGTATTAATAGAATTACTAACTTGTTTGAATTGTTGTACTTCCGCTATCGTTACTAATGGTGTCATCTTGTCCTAATTTTATAAATTTAATATACCCGCCTTGCCAATTTTCTTGGTTCTGAACAATATCATTAATAATTGTTTCAACTATTTTTCTGTCCTTATCGCAGTTTTTCCAATACATATTCTGCATAGCTTTTAAACTTTCGCCACTATTACCAAAAAAGGCGCTATCAGGAGATTTTACAAGTCCAACAGGCAAGTTATTGAAAGTCATTAATATATTTTTAGACGTTTGATTTTCTGTATATTCAAACATCTTGTCATCTAATTCGCTTTCAATTCTTTTTATTTGGAAAATATCGTCAATTTTACCCTCAAAGTCTGGCAACTGCATAAGCATTGCGCCCCCAGCATTTTCAGCTCCGATAAAACTTTCAATTACACCCTTAACCCTTGTAGCTTCATCTTCTTTGCGTTTCCATTCAATATTTCGTCTTAAAACACCATTAGCATCTGTTACAAACTCAGGCTCGTTATTTTCAATAAGCGGTGGGGTTACTATTAATTGTTTACCAAAAAATCCTTTGCGTAATAATTGATTACGATAAATAGAAGCCTGTGCCTCAGAATCGCAGTCATTCATAACTGCATCAATTCTTGAAAGTGGGTAAATATAGTTTCTGTCTAAATTAACAAACAAAACTTGACCTTTGTACTTTTGAATCGAACCAGCTTTTTTTAGTTGATATTCAACAATAGTTTTATCATTGTTGTAAACATCAAAAATTACAGCTTTTTCTTTTTTATCGTTCCAATCTATTTTATAAAGTATTTTTCCGTTATAATCGTTGCTATCTTTTTTACCAACCCTACAACGCTCAAAAGGTAATACTTTAGGATTTACAGGCTCGAAGTTTAAATCGTAATCAAAATGGATAAAAACACCTCTTTGTTTTATAATATCCTCAGCAATATCAGAAGCGAAGTCGATTAACTTTTGTTTATCTGAAACTTTGTAATTATCCGCATTACCTAAACCACCACCAATAACGTATTGAAGCATCAAATCTGAAGCCATTTTAGCCGTTATGGAATTATTAATTAATCTATCTATACGCTCAGGATATAAATTATCTTCTCCGTTAGTATAAATTTCTAATTTATCATTCCATTTTACAACATTCTTAACTATTTGTAAAATGTCGACTTTCATTATTTACGTTTTTTGCGTGGTTTTTTTACTATTGCAGGATCTAAAACTTCAGCTTTTACTTCTATTTTAGATGTTTTTTTTGGATAGTGTGAGAATAAATAATCTAATGTAAAATCCTCTCTTAATTCTGAATATTTTTTGATTAACTTTTCAGCGTAATCGTCTGTGATGTTTTTGTTATTTACAAAAATAGAGCTACCAAACTCTAACTGTAAGCCCTCTCTTTTAGGGTGTAAGCGGTATTGTGAGTTATTTTCCATGTTACCGTATTTTTTTATAAATTCGTTGTGATAGTCTTTTATACACTTAGGACAAGAAGCGTTTACAACCTCAACACTAAATTCAGTTTTATAATCTATTAAGAATGATTTTAAATACATACTACCATCGGGAGCAATTCCCCCAATGATAGTATTAGTATCTATTTTTGTCCAATCGAACGTCATTACGCTTGCTCGAATTTAGCCTCAAACGCTGCTAAAGTTGTAGCATAATCAGTATCAAGCAAAGTTTTAGGAACTCCTGTTTCTTCTTCTCCTTCTGCGCTTGATAAAGCAAACGAAATAACTCCGTTGTTTTCTTTTGAGTTATAAGTCATAGTTTCTAAATCTAATCCAGAACCTAAACCATAAATCTCAAACGCATCAGCATTGGAAGCTCCTTTATATTTTCTATTTACAACCACTACATAACGACCTCCAGAAGCTAATTTCTCAGCTTGTTCTTTGTTTGCCGAATTTGGTGTTAATATAACGCCATTAAAAGTATGTTTAAAAGTATCAAAAGAAAACTCTTGTTTTACCAATTCGTATGCTGTGCTATTTACTTGTTTTACACCTTGCAATAAAAATCCTGTTGCACCACTTTTCAATTGAAAGTTAGTTACAATAGTTTTATTTCCAGCGGCGTAAGTAATAGCAGAGTAATCTACATCGCTGTAATTAATTAAAATTACATCGTTTTCTAAACCTCCTTTTGCTTTATCATCACAAGACAAAACAAAGTCGGCATCTAATAAGCCACAAACTACTGCCATATTATATATTTTTTAAAGTTAAGAAAGTAACGGCTTAGTAAGCCGCTACTGTCATATAATTTTCTAAGTACTTAGCATCTATTGTGTAAACACCATCGATAACGTTAACTTTGCGATACATATCATAGAACGCTTCTAATTTACCAAAATCATCAGTCGCTAATGTACCAACAGGAATATTAGTTGGAGTTGTTAAAACAGCTCTGTGAGGAATGTTTAAAGTAGTTCCGTTATCTTCGTATGCTTTAATAACTCTATCCCATACATCAACTTTTACAACAGGAATACCTCTATAAGTTAAAGATACTTGCCCATTTTCGTTAATCATAGTATTACCAGCTCCAGAATTTTGAACAGCTTCTAAATCGTTTAAATAACCATCCCATAAAGAACGAGTTACATAGAATTTAGCTTGCCCAGAATCGATTAATCTTGAATCCGCTTTGTTATACATAGCTTTTAAAGTTGCAATTGCATCTCCTGAAGCTAACGCTTGTAAAACATAAGAAGCACCAGCATTTTTTGTAATGGCTACAAAGTTTGCATCCCCTGTTCCAATATCCCCAAAGATTTGTTTGAATAAACCATCAAAAGCATTGAAGTAGGTTTTATCGGTTCCATTTTTCAAAACCCCACCATTTGCAATAGTATCAGCATCTACATCTGAAAACCATACTTGACGAATTAAATTTTCTCTCCATCCTTCAGTTACTTTTGCAACTAAGAAATTACCAATTCCACTCTGAGAACCTTCAATTACGTTGTAAAAGTCAGGGTTCATTCTTGCCATTTGACGTACAAGTTTATCTTGTGCATCTACATCAGCAGAACAATGTTCTAATCTAAAATCTAAATCAACAGGTGTCCAAGTTTTCTCAGTTAAAGTGATTCCGCTAACAGCGTTCGGAGTACATCCGCTTACTGCTTTACCCATTAAACCTACACGACCAGCGAATACGATTTGAGTGTTGTACTTAATTCCTTGTTGAATATCGTGTAACTCCGATAGTTCAGGGTCGCCAAAAGTTAATTCATTAATTACTTTTGACCAGTCTTTTAACTCCTCTTGATTGAAGGTAAAAGTTCCATTGTTAATTAAACTTGCCATATCTATTTACGTCTTTTTGTTTTTAAATTTGCTAATGCGTTTTGTGCATCACTTGTTGTTTTTTCTTCTTCTTTTTTAGCATCTACTGGTTCAGCTTTAAAAGAAGATTTAATTTCTTTTCTAAGAGCTTTTATGTCTTTTTCTGTTTCTTGAATTACAGAATCTTTAGCCTCTACTTGTGCATTAGCTTCTGCTAATTGCTTTTCTAATTCTGCAATTTTTTCAGCGTTAGCATCTGGCTCAGCTTCTTTAATTTCAGTAAGTACACCACCTGAAAAAATCATAGTAGTACCGTCTGGCATTAAGTACTCGCCTTCCGCTGGAGAACCATCAACCATTGCTGTACTTTCTCCTACAATTGGTTGCTCTCCATCCATTACGTCTGGAAATTCAATCTCTACTCCGTTTGCATCTTGCAAAAGAATAGCTTTTACACTTGATTTACCTACCAATTTATCAATGATAGAATCTAATTTATCATTAAACTTGGCAAACAATCCTTTTTGTTCGTCATTCATTTTAGTATCTGTTTTTAAATTATACACTGCTTTTGCTAAAACTGGCAAATTATTAGGTACAGAAGTTGTAAATTTCAACTCATACGCTAATTTAGGACTAAGCCAAGTTTCATAAGTTAATAAAGGTCGTATTGCTTCTTCGTTTAAATTAGTCGCTTTTGTATAAAAGTCTACCAATTTTTTTTCGTATTTTTTCAGCATTTCGTTGTATGCTTCAATTTCTTGTGAAGTTCCACTAACTGAACCAGAAGGCAAATGTATCATAAAGTCGACGCCTTGCTCTAAAACCCTCTCGTTTCCAGCCATAAAAATGACTGTAGCAATTGAAGCTACTAATTCCTGACCGATAGTCTTAATTGGAACATTTAAAGATTTAATGTAATTGTAAATATCGAAACCAACATCAACTGAACCCCCAACTGAATTAATGTAAACATTAAACATTGCAGCTTCTTTTTGGTTTTCTACTTGGGAAATAATGTCAACTAAATTGACCGCCTCTCCTATTTCTCCGTTAATAAAAATATTACCTTCCATAGTAACAAAATTAAGTCTAAATAAGAATAATTATTGAAGCGTTTTTGTCAAAATATAGTAGTGTAAATACTTAATTTTGAGTATGATAGTATTATTTTTTATTTCACTAATAGCTTTTATTTATTCGATTAGTGTACAATTATTTAGATTTATTAAAAATAAGTTAACACCATCGTATAAAAAAACGCCCGAATATCAGGCGTTCTTAAAAGAGTTAAATAGCATGGTTAATTAGTCATAAAATCAATTACGCGTCTAATTGTCCTTTCGCTTAAATTATACTTATCCGAACAATAAGTAATGCAAACACTTTTTTTATTAGTTTTAAGTTCGTTTAAAAACGTTTCGTAAATTAGCAAATAGTCCATTATATGAATTGGAATAATTCCCCTTTTTACAAGTTCTAAAAATAACTTTTGATTTATTGATTTTAAAAAGTCGTAGTTTGTCATTTACCATTTATTAATTGGACACGTTTCGTTTTCACTTCTTAATTTTGCTGACAAAGGGCAATAGCATAAACCACAATAAAAACCTTCAATTTCTTTTAGGTCATCTTTAATTAGATTTAATAACCTCCCTTCTTTTAATTCGACACACGAAACGCAATGCACCGCCCTTTGAACAGCTATTTCTTCGCTAACTTCACTTTTAGCAATAAAGTTTTTCCAACCGGTTAATATGTTATTGATTTTACTCATTAATCAAAAGTAATAAAAAAAGCGTAAACTTTTACATTTACGCCTTATTTTTTTATCCTAAATTTGCGGTACTTTGAACATCTACAAATCTACTTCCTACTCTTTGTATTTCTTCAACAGCTACAATAGGCGGTGGTATATTTTGTATAGCATCTAAAACACCATCAAAATTAGCGGTATCTTGTCTAACTCCTTGCGTTATTATTCCTCCACCTTGAAAGAATCCGCTGTTACTTGAACCACTACCAAATCTATTATTAAAATCCATAAATGTACTAAAAGCACTTCTATTTAATATACCAATTCCCTCTCCTTTTTCTGCTTCAAACGTTGTACCATCCTCTCCATAAAATTTAGTACCACCAGCACTATGTCTATTCCCTCCTATTTCTTGAATACCTCCTTTTTCAAATTTAGCTCCTGCAATACCTGCAATTTGCTTTACGGCAAAAGCACCAGCAAAAGCACCAGCCCCAATTGCACGTGGTAAACTTGAAGGGTCGCCAGGAATGAACTGTGAGTTAAATGCTTTCATTACAGACTGATAACCATCGATTCCAGCTTGATACAATGCAAACGCTTTACCTATTTTTGATTGACGACCAAATAAATCAGATATTTGTCCGAATGTATTTGATAAACTTTGTATTTTAAAATCTTCAACGCTTTGGGTTAATTGCTTGTCAAAATTTGCATACTTATCTTTAATCAACTGTTGGTCTGCTCCTGATTTTTCAGCCGCTAAAAGCTCCTCTTGTAATTTAATTTCATTTTGTTCACGTTGTAATTCTACATCTTGTTCAAAAGTTAATTGGCTGTTTGCTCTTTTATTTTCTAAATCAATCGCTAATCTATCACGTTCTTTTGCCTCATCTTCTAACTTCTTATCCAAACGCATTTGGTCATATTCGGTTTGAATTTCGGTTATAGCATCTTGATATTGTTGCTCATTGATTATTCCTTGTTCTAAACGTAAATCTTGATACTCGAGTTCGGCTTCTAACTTTGCATCAATTCCTAACTTTGCGTTATTCTTAATTATTTCTAATTCTCTTTCTCCTTCAGCAATCAATAAGTCTGCGTTCTTTTGAGCAAAATCTGTTGCTAAATTCAGCTTTTCGGTTTCAAATTCTAATTTAGAAACTTTGCCGTTTTTATAACGTAGATTTAAGTCGGCTAATTCCTTATCGTAAATCTGTTTATTAAATTTATATTCCTCTTCTGTTGACTTCTTTCTAAATCCTTGTTGAGCTATAAATAAATCAATTTCTTGTCGACTTTTATCGATAGCATCCTGAATTTGTTTGTCACGAATCTCTTTTGCTTTGTCTGCTGCTTCTTTTTGAAGAGATACCCTGTTTGCTAGCTGTTCAGACTCTTGCCCTGTTATGCGCTCTTGAATGTCTGCAATAGTTGTTAATGCTTCGGCTTGTGCATCTAAAGTTGTTTTTGTAGCTCCTTCTGCTTTTATTCTTGCGTTTGCGACTTGTAAAGCTAACTCCGCTATTTTTAACTCTTCTTCTAATTGTTTTTTTAATACAGCTCCTAATTGTTCATTTGCTTTTATACGCTCATTTATAGATAAGTTTTCATCATCTCTAACTTGGCGTAATTTCTCGGCTTGTTTTTGATAATCTAATTGTACTTTTTGAGAAAGTCTTTGTTGTTTTTCTAATTTAGCTTCCGCATCAGCTAAAGCAGCGGCATCTTTCGCAGCGGTTTTCATTTCGTTTTGAAATCCTTTTACACTTTCAGCGGCATCATCAAAACCTAAAAATTCCAACCCATCACTTATTAAAGATAATGCTTTGTCGGCAGCTTTACCAGCTAACTCAAAACCCATTACTATTCCATTAATTAAAAAATCCCCTAATGGTTCTAAAAATGAAAGTAATTTGTTTACTATTCCTGAAAATATAGTAAATATTTTAGTTATTTTGTTAGTAGCCTCTTCGCTTCGATTCATTGCATTTTTTACTAATGCAAAAGCTAACACAATGGCTGCTAAAAAAGCGCCTATTGGAGTGGCTATAAACGCTAAAGACGCTTTTGTGATGCCCATAAAACCCTGTGCAGCACCACCTAAAGATTCTTTTAATAAATTTCCAGTTCCTCCAGCTGCTTGTGAACGCTCAATAAAACCACTTATTCCTCCATTAAATAGATTTAACTCCCCTAATGCCTCAGAAATAGAATCTTTATAATTACCAATATTTATTTTTTGTTGTAAATAAGCATCAGCATTTTCTTTTATAAAATCATTGTTTTGATTTAGCTTTTGATTTAATGCGTCAAGTTGCGCTTTGCCTTCTGCCGTACTAACGTTTGTTTCATTTCTTAAACGATTTAAAAGCGCATTTTGTTCCCTCGCTTCTTTTATACTTTGCGCTTCTGCTTCAAGTGCTAATGCTACCAATTTGCTTTGGTTGGTTTGGTCCGCTTGCGCTTGTGTGTTGTCTGAAATAGCTTTTATGTTTGCGTTATAGGCTGTGTTTAAAGTTTTTAAATCAGCAGCGTTTTGAACAAACTCTTTACTTGCAGTTTGTCCTTCTTTTGTAAGTTGCTTTTGAGCTTCTTTTAGTCTATCAATTTCTGTTTTTAGCTCTGTTGTATTTTTAACTAACAAACTTACATCAATGTCTAATTCTGCTATTACTATCTTATTTGCCATAGTGTGTACGAATTATAACCATTACAATATCGTAAATTTCAATATCCCCATTCAAAGGAGTTACCTCAATAGTACCACCATTAGCAATAAAAGTAGTCCCTGTAAAGTAACTTAAATCAATATCAAATCTTTGTTCAACTCCACTACCTTTTGAAAATAGTAATGTTTCTTGACTAATCACATTTAATGAACCGCCAATATTTATTCCTACATCAAATATACCTGTTGATACATCCATTTTTGCTTTAAATCTTAAAGATAAAGTAAACGCATCGCCATTATTAACAGCCATTAATTTATCAGTAGTGTTATTCCAAAAAGTAGTAACACCACTTGGCAACTGCGTTGTTATTTCTGTTATTGTGCCTGTTTGTATTTTACCAGTTACACCTGATGCAATAGACAAAGGTGAACCGCTTGTATAGGTTGTATCGGTGACTTGTTGCCAACCTGTGAAGGTATAAACTTCCGTAAAGTTATCGTTTATCTTTGTACGCCCAGCGTTTAAAGAATCAGTTGTGTTAATTGTTTGCTTTGCCATATTTAATCATTAAATGTTATTGTTTCGTTTCCCCAAAATATATTAGTTGCCCCAAATGTTCTATCTACTACATTTGCCTTTATAATATTACTATCTGGAAATTTAACCCCAGACGCTTCAAAAAATAAAGATATATTCTTTTCCCCTGTAGCTGTAAAATATAATTCAATACTATTGTTTTTTGTTTCTAAAACAACGGAAGATGAAGCTGTTAAAAATATACTATCATATATATCGCTATTTAAAATAGTATCTTGCCAAATGGTTATAACTTCATTCTTGTAAATTGTTATCTCTTGTCTATTGAAACCAAAATGTATAAATGGCGGTGTTTGTCTAATTCCTGTTATCATGGCTCTATTAATATTGTATTACTGATTAAATTACCGTTTATGTCTAAAAGTCTAACTAAAACAGGTATTAATGTAGAAAACCCACACGAAGGATTTTCAGAGATAGATATACTGCCAGTTGACCAACTAACGCCATTATCATAAGATAATTGAAAATAATATTCATTAGCTATAAAATTTGTTATTGTAAAACAACCCTCGCTATAAGATAATGAAACATTAAAAGTATCATCTGTACTTGTTGCTAATTGTGCTACATAATCAACTTTTATTAATTCGCATTTTGTTTTTCCGTTTCCTTGAAAATTAACAATTTTATTTAACAAAAAGTAGTTCCCTAATTGTTCAATCCAATATAATTTACTAAAATCAATGTTTATAACATCTTGTTCTTTTAGAAATATGTTTGCATTTATAATTTTAGCGTTGTTTAATATTTGGTAAATAGGTAAATAATAATCTTGAATTACATCTGTAAAGGGCAATTTAAAAAAACTTTCAAATGGTGCTTGTGCTATTGTTATTTCGGTTGCCAATGTTTCGCTTCCAATTGTAACAGCAGAATCGAAAATGTAATTATCAGCTCTTAAAAAATAAAAACGTTTATCTAAAGATTTATATGTTACACTTCCATCATCTTTTGGTTCTTTATTCCAAAGTTTATAAGTGTTCGTTTCTTTAGGCAACACATTTGTTTTTGTTTTTTCTGGCGAATATATTACAGATTTAATAACATCTTTTGAATCTTGTAAATTTACATTCTCTACGTTGATACTTCCGTTATTGTAATCGCTTTCAGCATCATTATATTTATATCGAAATAGGTTTTGTTGTGCATAGCTTCCGTAAGCATAGCTTTCACTATTTACACTATCAAATTTATTACTCCAATCAACTACATCTGTATCTTGTAAAACTTCTTGTAGCGTTTTAAAAACTATATTATTTGAATACTTGTCTTTGAATGGTGTAAGGCTAAAACGGGTTAATATTTCGTTTAAAAAATCTTTTGTTTTTAAATCTATAAATGCTCCCTCAAAGTCAATTGTAGAACTCTCTACTTTTGAAATTTTTACATTCAAATTATTATTAGCAAAATATATTGATGCTGTAGCTCTAATAAACAAACACAAACTTTCGTCAGAATCAACTGTGATTAATTGATTAATATTAATTGTGTGAGTTCCACTTGTTGGATGAGTTACCAGTGTAGTGTAAGAAGATATGTCTGCAGAATTAGTATTTGCTTGCTGGTTTTTAGATAAGTTTATACTAAACTCTCTCGTTGATACAGTTAGTATAGAAATATCTCCGGTAATTTCTAATCGATATGTTCCTGGTTCAGGAAATATGACATGTCTATCATTAAACAAAGTAAGAGGGGTATCTATGGTATAAGTATCATATTTGAAATATCTACTTTTATTAGCACCACCTTCAGGCGGATATGTGATATCCGAACTATCAAACATCTCATCATCTGCAATAGTAGAGGTAGTACCTTTAGGAAATGACATCCATAGGTTCTGAAAATTAAAAGTATCAAATACAGAACCGCTATAAGTGAATCCATAATATTCAAATATTTTATCCCATAGATAAGAAACTGGTGTACTTGGTACTAAATAGTCTATATTGATTTTATCTACATCATACAAGGCTTTACCATTGTAATCAGCTAAAATGTATTTATAAGTAGTTAATCCGTTAATCGAATCAACTACATTGTCAAGCGTTTTTATATGGTTAATTTCATCTAATGGCAGAATAGCTAAAGTGTCATTCTCTATAGCTTTGTAAAAATCAATAACACCATCGTATAAATTACATCTGAACTCTTTTTCAGTTGCTGTGATAATCGCCCACCCATTATAAACTAAACACTCCCCACTTTCTGCATAATAATAAGCGTTATTTCTTTGATATGGAGTTTGTGAATTTGCGCCTATTATCCCTAAATTAGCAAAAGCACGTATGTTATTAGCGGTACGTGGTATTGAAAAAGTAGGTGTAAAGTTTGCCTGTCTATTTTGCAAGTTAGCAATATCGTTAACTTGCAAAGTTCTTGCAATAGGTTTTGATGGCTCTAATTCTATTAATATGTTATTTATAATTAATCTACCCATTACAAATCACGAGTTATGTTCGGTGGTAATTCTAAAGTAAAATCAAATTGATACAAATTACTTTTTGGATTCTCTATTGCAAAATTTCCATTTGCTAAATTAATCTCAATCCAATCATTAAAAGTCTTTTGACTGAAAGGCGTACCTGTAAATAAATATACCTTTGCGCTATCTAATAAATCAGTTAGTAATATTTTATCTTGTTGTATTACTCTTTTTTGTTGAACCTTAATAATGTTCGCTGAAGTTTTACCCAATGAAACTAAAGGCGAAATTGTATCTTCTAAATTTTCAAAATCATTATCTAAACTTCCGTTGTCTTTGGTTTTAGTTTGCGTTTGTCCTTTTGAAAATAACCAATAATTCCAACCACCTAAACTATTAATCCATTTAATATAAATTCCATCGGTACAAAAGTCAGTTATCTTGTTTAGTCTTAAATTAAAAACTCCATCAAAATATAAATCATTAATTTCGCTTTGTAATGGAACTTCATCTTCAATACCTATATCAGTTCTGCCATCTGAAAAAACAAACCTTGAAATTTTTGTAAATTGAAAAAATTGCTGTGTTGAGTTTGTTTTATTTTCGACCTCTATTTCTAACTCGTTTCCGTAAATAGTTAAATCAAAAGGATAACCATACCAATAGTTTAAATAAAAATCATAATAAGAATCACCATTTTTCTTTTGAAGTAACGTTATTCCATCAACTAATAAATCGTCGTTAGGATAATTTTGTTTCCAATATTGTAACTGAACATAACCGCTTAACCAAGTGATTGAACATGTATCTGTTTCTGTTGTATCGTTTGATAAGTTGATTGTAATTAAAACATCATCAGTTAAACTTATTTTATCAGTCCAATCATACACCAATGAAGTTGATAAGTCAGGGTTTAAATCATCTGTAAAATTATCGTTATTTAGAATTGTTGTAATTAAGTCTTTAAAATTATAATAAAATATTCCGTTAGGGTCTGGAAACAATGTAATAGTATTTAATCCTATTTGAATAATTGCATTGATAGGAACTACACCGCTATCAGTATAGAAGCGAACAATATTATTATTATACGCTAATTTTATTTTTGTTTCGTCTAATTCTTTTAAAAATACTATTGCCATTATACCGCTATTTCTTTTATTAAACTTATAATTTTCGTTTGATATATAAACGCTTGCTCAATCCCTACTTCATCAATTATCTTTTGTATTCTTTCATCTGTAATCACTTCGCTTATCAACTCAACACCACCAAAACCCTCACGTTTCCAGCCCTCACGAGCTATCTTACGAGCTATTAAAAAAGCTAATTGACTTTTTGTTATCTCTCCATTTAACCTTGCACTTATATTTTTGTCATCAATCCACTTTTCAATCATTGAAATAGGTGGGAATTTACCGCTTTGCCTACCCGTTTCTAATTGCTGTGCATAACTATTGCCCCATAATTGCGCTTTAAGTCCATTATCTAACATAACAACCTCTAAACTATTAGCAAAGTCACCACTTGCACGCATACCTTTTCGGTCGTATGCTGTAATTAAATCTTTTTTTAATAGCTCGAATTGTTCAGATAATTTATTCATTTTTGTTTTTTGTTATGTTTACGTATAATACAATTACTTTTACATTGCTTATTATTGTGTAATTTTAATAATTCATTATATGTTGAAATGAATTTATTTGCTATTATTTCTTTTATATTACTCATAAACATCTGCGTTAAAAGTTACCCAAAAACCGCTTAAATTAGCGTCTAATATATCTACAACTTCAACGCTTTGGAATTGATTTAAAGTAATGTTACTGCAAAAATCTAAACTATTTTGCAAAGTATCTAAAGCAGTAATTAAAGGCTCAATCTTTGTAGTAAACTTATCGTTTGTTTCGTTTGAATCTGTATTGTTAAAATAATCTTGCGCAAATTCATCAGGCATTACAAAAAAGAAATTACCTGTTACATTTCTTTTACTTTCGTTTTCATCAAACTTACCACGTGTTACAGGAAATAAAAGCAAGTGAATCTTATTAGGCTCTAAAGCTCCGTTTTGGTCGATAAGGTTTAAGTGCGACTTATTCCCATAGTGGAATTGATAACCTAAGTCATCACAAACGCCTTCTATAATTCTAACGAAATCCATTATTCTTTTTTATTCGTTAATAAGTCTGCCAATTCTTTTACAAGTTCACAATAACACTCATCTCCTCCTATATGTTTCTTATAATTAGTAAAATAAGAATTGTTTGGCACATCAACATAATCAGTTAATATTGCGTCTATTTTTTCTTCTAATTCTTCTCTTTCCATTAACAATAAATTTTAAATCCTTTATACTTACCATCTTTTATAAAATGTTTTACGCTATCGTAAATTTCAGGTTCTACAAATAAAGATAAATTCTCTTTTGTTTTACCTTGTGATTTTACGGCTTCCCAATCAATTGAAGCTATAAATTTATCTAATTTTATTTTTGCTTTCATTTGCTAATAGTTTTTGATATTCATTTTCTACTTGACTTTGTTTGTTGTTCATTCGTAACAAATATATTATTTCAATGTAATTCTTTTCTCCATAATCAAACGGATAACCTCCGTATATCTTTGCTAATTGACTAATCGGCAATATATCAGCAAACTCATTTAATTCATTACCTCCTGCTATTTCCCATAAACCTATATTAGCATTTATACTTTCAAGCAACTTTATTTCATTTTGCTTCAAAGATACAAAAAAAGTTTCTATATATTTTTTAATTTGGAAATAATTTTGTATAGGAAGTTTTAAAAAATCTTCTTTGCTTATTTTAAACGCTGTCATAAACACAAATTCAATATCGCAATTAGGTTTAGATAGTTGTTTGAATATCTGTTTAACATCATTGTAAGATAATTCGCTAATCTTAACCGATAATAATTCCTTTGGTTTGCATAAATCTAAAATAGTGGTATATGATATTTGTTCAGATAGCGACAAACTTAAAAACTGCTCTACATTTATTTGCTTCATATTTTTACATTTAACGATTTAGATTTAGTCGTTAATTTAAAAGTTGCAACATATCTAAGTGGGTCAATTGCGTGGTTAAAGTCATCAATTACTAATTTACTTGTTTTGTCAGCATAAGTATAATTATTTAATTCCTTTGCAATGTTACTACTATTATGTTCTACTATTATTTTATATTCTAAAAGTAACATAATTCCAGCACTTATAGAGCCTTGCCCTTTTTCAGCTTCTTTTATATTGTTTCCTTTTCTTTTTAATTCAGAAATCAAACGAGGTTCAGCACTATCTGCAATAATTAAATTATTTTTTGCATAGTGTTTGTTTAATTCAAATATTTCATTTGTATCGAGTTTATTTTTATAAAAGCATTCTCTTACATAGATTATTTTTTTAGTAGCATCAATTGAAACCTCAATAAGTGTAGTAGGGTCAACACTAAATCCGAAATCCTGCCCAAATGTTGTTTGCAAGTTATTAGGGTTAAAATCTCCAAACTCCCAATTATCAAAAACAACTCCCTCAGCTTTATCTAACCAACCACCAAGAACAATGTGTTCATATCTTTTTGCGTTGTTAGTTTTCATTGTTTCAACTTGCGTTAAAAAAGATTCTGAAAGGTTTTCATAATTATCTAAATAAGTAGTGTGAATATAAGTTGTATCCCCTTTGATAACATTACTACCTTCTTTTATTCCTTTTTGCTCAAAGAAACGCTTATAAATAAAATGTTCTTTAGTTGCTGGATTCAAAAGTAATATAACTCTATTCTGTACGTCTTTAGCACGAATAGAAAAATCTATTTTTTCAAATGTATCTTCGTCAGTAAGTTCTTCTGCTTCATCTAATACCCAAGTTGTTACACCTGCTAAGGATTTTAAATTCGCTGTTTGTGTTCCTGAGCTTGTTTTTATTCCTTTGAATAATATTTTAGAGTTTGTCTTTAGATTTATTATTTCATCTTTTGTAATATAAAAATCTGAATGTAAGCCTAATGTTTCAATCTTGTCTATAAACTCTGGTATAATCGAAACGTGTGCAGATGTTAAAGTATATCTTGTAAATAAAATAGTATGCCCGACCTCGTATGTAAGCAAAAGTAAAAACAGGTTAATAGAGTATGATTTACCTGAACCTCTACCACCTGTTATAACAAAGTAACGTGAATTACTACCTAAAGGTTTATATTTACTTTTTATCGTTATCAAACTTAAACAATTCTTTTATATCAAAGTTGTTTACATTGTGTGTTGTTTCAATTGTTTCTTTTGGTTTACCAAATATGTGTTCAGCAATAAACAACTGACCTCTTTGAGAACTTAACAAAGTATCCTTAACAAACTTTTTTTTAGCTTCATCATCTGTTTCACTACTATACAACTCTTTTAAAGCAGTTAACATTATTGTGTTTGCTTTTTCCTCGTCTGCTTTAGGTTTTCGCCCTGCGTTTTCTCTTTTTCCTCCTGTTCCAGCCATTGAAATTAGTATTGATTATTCAATTACTCGCAATTTATTCTATATTGGAAATCATAACTTTGTCCGCTATGTCCATTTATAATATCTCCATTATCAGTACAATCATTTGAATAATATACTTTTGCTCCATTAGTATACCATTCTCCTCCATTGTGTCTTAACCACGTTTCTTTATAGCAATCACAAGTTGAATCATTTACTGAATCACTCGAACAGCTAATGCTTAAAAAAGCAATTAATAGTATTAATGGTTTTTTCATTACTCTACAATTTCAATATTATATCCTAATTCTTTTTCTATTTGTTCTTTAGTCATTTGTTTAGGTTTTATTATTTCTGCCCAAGTGCCGTTGTCGAAAATAACACCACATGAAGAATATAAACAATTTTCATTTTCTGAATATCCTAATTCACAATTAATTTTAGTATTTTTATCACAATTTAAAAATGAATGTGGCAAACTATCATAAATTACACTTAAAACAAACCCCCTCTTCTTCGCCTCATTAATCAAAGCGGTTCTTACTTCTTCTTCGGTGGCTGGTGTTAAGTATTCTTTAGTACAATAAGTAATATCACCATTTTTTAATACGCCCCAATCTCCATCTCCATCAAAACCATAACCATAACAAGCTAAATAACTCCCTTGTTTTTCTAATTCAGTTACTTTGACAAGTAATTTTTTATATTTAGTTGATTTATACCACTTTCCTACTTCTATTTTAGTTTCAAACACAATTGGAAACAATTCTCTAACGTTTGTTTCTCCTTTGTCTAATGCTTTATTTTGTTTCTTTGTAATTTTCATAATGTCAAATTTAGTTATAAATTATTTAATTTCACGTATTCTCGAATGATTTTTTTATTTTCAGGTTTCGCCCATACTTCAAACTTTACTCTTCCTGTTGGTTTACGACCTCTTTTTTCTGTTTTTTTAGGCTTTTGCATATTTATGTAAAATGTTAGTGTTTATAGTGTTTAACAAAGAAAAGTATTACTTTTTATGATGTTATTTGGTAGTTAACAAATATATTATTCCGAACTTTGTGGCACGAACGGAATTTCCAATTCGACTTCAATAACTTTATAATATTCAGGTTTTTGACTTGAATATTTATTAATTCTTTCTATAAATGATTGCATTGCGCTTTCAGGCGTTGTATATGGTTCAAATTCACATCTCCAACCTATATTAACATCGTAATACATTACAATATATCTATTTACTAATCTTGGTATTACTACGCTTTTACCTTTTGTTGTTTCTAATTGTTGCATAATTAATTATTTTTAGAATATTCATCAATCATTTTTTTAATGTAAAATTCGCATTGCTTTTTACGTGAACGACCTTCTTTTTTTGCAATTTTTTCTACAACCGCAACTTCTTCTTCTGTTAAGTGCATTTCTATTCGTGCCATAATTATTTATGTTTTAATAATTTTTTAGCAAAATCTGAATTTAACCAAGTTTTACCACTTTTAACAACTCTATCTTTTGCTACTTTAAAATCATCTTTTGCCTTTTCTATTTCAGTGTCTAGATAAACTACATATCCGTTTCTTCTTGAAGTTTCAGCATAAATAGCATCAAAACAACCTCTAAAAACCAAAGCATTATTGTTTTGTCTAACAAATTGGTAAAATACATTTTTCATAATTATAAAGTTTTAAATTATTTATACAGCAAATTAACGTATAAAAAACGTAATAAAAAAATAAAAAGTGTTAAAATTTAAAAATACATTTGTTAACAGCGGTTTTAATCAATTGCGGTACGACACCCCGCAACTGTATTAAAGCCACATACGTTAGCTGCAATGCTAATCATACCCTATTACATTTTTATTTAGTTCAATATATTTTCTGTAATTGCTATCAATTTTATCTTGTTTACAAGCTTCGCACTGGCAGCTAACATTAAATAAAAGCAATAGCTCACTTAGTGCTTGTTGTACAGGCATCGTGCCTTCATCAACTTTTATCAATATATTTTCAATTTGTTTTTCCATATCGCTACTGCTTTTATTATTTTCCGTTAGTGGCAATTTAGTTGGAAGTGCATAAGATAATATCCCTTTCGTCAGAAATCTCAAAACCGTAATGCCACGTTTCAGTTGTATTTTGCGTTAATCCATAAGTAACAGAATCAAACGGTCTTAAAGATATTCCTGTAACAATTCTAGGCACTTGCTCTTTATCTGTTTTTAGATAAACTATTTGTTCTATCTGAAATTCTAATTTGTGACCCGAAGATAAAACTGCCACTAACAGTGGTTTTGACTTATTGCCGTTTTCTGCTTCATTTGATGATTGTTTTGTACTTGTATTCATATTTTTTTAAATTAAAGTTGGTCTTGTATTTTCGGCAACAAGACAAAGCCACAATCCGTTAACAAATATATTATTCCGAGCTTTGTGTAAATTCTAACTTGAAATAATCTTCTCCATCTGTTGCGTATGGGAATCGTGTTTCTTCGTCAATTCTACCTTGTGAATATGCTTCAGTAATAATGTCTTTTTCTTCTTCTAAAAGTTCAGTTTCTATTTTAAGCCTTATAACTTCACACATTTTAGAAGCTGAATAATCTCGTCTTTCGCAAATTTCTTCGTTAAGAAAATCTATTAATTTGTTTAAGGTTGTTTCTCTCATAATTTATAATTTTAGTGTGTTTAAAATACATTTGTTAACAGCGGTTTTAATCAATTGCGGTTCGATAAACCGCAACTGAATTAAAGCCACATAACGTTATAACTCAGCTTTGTTGGAATCTGCTAAATGGTCTGAAACAACACAATCTATAACATCTGTATAAGTAAAATCAAACCAAAGCATTAAAAATAACCAATGAAAGTATTTATTATATCTCCAACTAAAATGTGGTTTCCAATAAATATTCATCCATTTTAGTTTTAATTTAATTTCAATTCCAGATTTTACTCTTTTCATTTTTACCAAAACATCGCCATAACGACTATCTTTAGGGTTTAAGTGAGCTTCTTTATCTCTTTCATAATATCTTAAACATTCGTAACCACTAATTGAATAAGCAGTCATTTCTTTATTCATAATTTGATACATAACTTTGTAAATTAAGCCGAAGTTATAACAGCATATAAACAATATAGCTACTTCGGTGTTGTTAATAATGTTAATTTTATTTTTGCTTTGTTAAGTCATAAACCGATACTTTAGGCACTTTTAAACGCTACATCGTTTATATGCAATCCGTTATGGTTAATGCTACAATCGTCTTATAACAATACCGCAAGAATTACAAATTTCAGCTTGTTCTACAACTCCAATACGATAAGAGTAATTTCCAATATCAGTATCTTCGTGTTCACAAATTTCACGCAATTCTTTTAATCTGTTTTCAGCATTTTTTATTTGTAAATACATTAATTCACATTCTTTTTTAATATCCGCACTAACCATAACAGCATCTTGTGGCAATTGCTCGGCTTGTGTTTTATTTGTATTCATAATTTTTAATTTAATGTTAGTGTATTTTTGTTGTGGTTTGTCTTTAATTTACGCAACTTCCACAAGATGCAAAACGTTATACCCAATTTGCCTGACGAAGCCAATCATCAAAAGAAATATAATATAATGCTCTATCAAATTTATCAGTCCAACCTAAATTAGCTTGATTTAATGATAATGCAATAGGGAATTTATCTATATCTCTTTGCCATTGTGCAACATTTATTTTTTTAAAGTCGCACCAAGCTAATATATAAGCTAATTCTCCAGCGTGTTCTATTTTAACCACAGTTGATGGATGTAAAAAACTGGGTATAACAGCGGTTTTGTCGCATTGTGGAACTTGGTCTTTATTTGTGTTCATAGTTTTTTAATTTAATTGTTGTTTTATTTTTGTTAAGTTTGGTCTTTAATCGCCACAACGACGACAAAGCCACATACGTTATGTTCAATGGCTACATTAACGTTTCTTGAAGAATGTTTTTAAATTTAGAATATGTTTTTTTACTTCTAACTTCTCCTTTTTCTACTCTATCGAAAAACTCTAAAATAATTTCCAACATTTTAGGTGCATTTTTCATCAATAATGCATTTGCTTTTATTTCTTAAAATGTTTTAGAATCATCATCTATTAATTTTGTAAGTAGTCCGCCTTTTGCACTAAACATATTTATAGAAATATTTCCTTCTGAATTAATTTTTTCTTCAAAAAACCATTCGCCTTTTGTGTGTTTTAAATTACTTTCCATAATTAATTTTTAGTTAAAATACGCTTGTAAAAGCAAAATAAATAGACAAATAAAAAATACAGCTAAAATGATGTTATCTGTTCTTTCTGTTGGCTTACCATTTAGCTCTTTTAATAATTTTTTTAATTTAAATATCATAATAAATTCATTTTTAAATACCCGCCACTAAACATAACAGTAGTTTGTAAAAATGGCGGGTTAAGTTATTAATTTGTTGTGCTTTACTTAGGTTGTTTTTTGCTAAATAGATAGTTTTGGTTCTGCTTATTCCGTCACTTCTACAAGCTACAAAACGTTAGGCGTAATGCTAAAAATTACTTTCTATAAATTGTTCTGATTCTTTAATCTTTATCATTTCTACATTACAACTTGAAGCATATAAATTACCACAACCACCACATTTTACAACATATGCAAAATAATCGTCGTAATGATTGTGATGTCCGCATTCACAAGTAAAATCCATACAAACATCTGTTCCTTTCCATTGTATAAAACCATCATTTTTATTATGTTGTGTAAAAATTTTAAATGCTTCTTCTTGATTTAAAGCACTACGAATAACACCAGTTTGTTGCAATTGCAAGGCTTGGTATTCCGTCAGTAATGTTTCTATTAAGTCTGCAACTCCACTATCCATAAAGTCGTTATTACTTATTCCTTTTTCTTTTAAAAATTGTTTAGCATCCATAATTTTTTTTTTTTTTAGTTAATAATTTTGCAACTGCAACAAGCTGGAGAAACGTTACAACAAAGCAAATATACAAATTATTTTAATACCGCAATGCTTTAATAAAGTTTTTTTACTTCTTCGTGAGTTAATTTATACTTAAACTTGTTATATTCATCTAAATAAAACCCGAATAGCTCGCCAGTACTTGGATAAATAAATATATAGTAATTGCAATGTATTGGTCTGTTATCTATCCAAACAGGAGCTTTTGAGTAATCAATTTTTATTCCGCTTAAACGAAATCCACCTTGTTGGATATTTACAGCGTCAAGATTATATTTTGCTTGCTCTATTGTTATTGTTTGCATAATTCTCTAAATTCGTTAATGAAGTCGTCAAAATTACGAGCTATAATATAAAAAGCACCAGCTCTTTCAACTTCTTGTTTATATCTTAATTGCGCTTGGCTCATTCTATCTTTACCAATCTTAACTTCTATTTTAAGAGACTTACCCAGATATATTGCGCTTATATCTGCTGTTCCGTTTGTTCCTTGTCCTTTAGTCCAAGTTCCTGAACCTATTGTTCTTTTTCTTCCTAAAACATCAGTAACTACCTTTGTGTTATCTCTGTACTGACCTTGATTACTAATTCTTTCAGCTTGACCTCCAATGTATGAAATGAATTTACAAATAGTCTTTGTTAAATCATTTGCAGTTGCATCGCTAAACTTTTCAGGAGGAATTGCAAATTCAGGAAAATTAGGATAGTTTTGTTTAGTAACTTTTAAATAAAGTTCTTCAAGTAGTTTTTTATTTTCTTTAGTCATATCAATTCAAGTTAATTATAAATAATTTGTATCGTTTTATATATTCCGTTTCAATTTCTAACCACATTTTAAAACTTATTTTCCCATCAAGAAATAAATTACAATGCGCATCGTATTGCCTTAAAAGTAGATTATATTCCATTATTTTAGTTTTTTTAGTGACAAAAGTGACATTTTATTTTATTAGTGTCACTAACTTAATACTTTATGTTTATTGACTTTTTTAGTGATTAGTGACAAAAGTGACAAATGTCACTACTTTTTTAAAAATATTTTTTTTTATATAATTATTATTTTATATTTTGTTAGTGACAAATGTCAGTGTCACTTTTGTCACTTTCTTTTATTTATAGTACTTAACACGTTTTTTAAGTGTCACTACTTGTCACTACTTGTCATAACGAAAAAGAGTTCTTAATGAAACGCCTAAAAGCTCTGCAATTTCTTTTTTATTAGCATCTGGATTTATTTTAATTAATTCCAAATACTTTTCTTTATTGCTTTTAGATTTATTATTTGTTATAATAGTTTTCATTTCATTTACTTCAATTGTATTAACTTTTATTTTTTTAGCCATAGCAATAAAGTATTTACTTAACTTTTCGGCTTTTAAAATTGATTCTTTGCTAATTTCTAAAGCATTTGATTTATGTGTTTCATCAAAGAAAGAATCCAATGTATTAACTAATAAGGCAAATCTTGGTAAATATGATTTTTGTTTAGGGAGCATAGACTTCATGTATTCATTTTCTTCATCGCTATTTTGTATCGATGAATATTCGTTAAATACTCTTATCCATTCTTTTTTACTATCATTAGGAATAACGGCTGTCTTTGGTTTAATATCTCCTTCTTCATCAAACTCAACTACTTTATATTTAATAGTTTCATAAAATGAAATAATACTATCATAATACCATTGTATAGTATCGTAATTCATTTCTTTATCATTCCAATTATCAATTGATAGGTCAGGATAAGATAATAACATTCTATCCATGAATCCGTTATCTTTATTATCTTCTGTATAGAATGAATTTAAAATACTTGGCTGAATACCACCTAAAACACTAACTAAAGGTTTATCAACAAACGCACTTTTAGCAGTCTTTCTGTTTAATGAAATAGCCTTACCACTCCATGTAGATAGCCAAAACTCTAAGTCTGAACCTTCACGATATTTATTCATATCTTTAAACCATCCAGCAAGCTCATCTTTAAAAACACCTACACTATTAGGGTTTTCTTGATGCAATTCAACTAAAGCTTCAATAGTAATATCGTTTGCTATAAATTGACATTTCTTAGGCTTATGTATTTCTTCGTGTGCTTCTTTTTCCTTTTTATTTAAAGATTCGTAATACTCATACTTTTCTAATTGCTTAATATAATTCTTAATTTCTTTGTTATTTGCAGACAACAAAGGTTTAATTATATTGTGAATAGACGGGGTTTTACCAAGTCCAGCTTTACCAACAACGGCAAGCCAAATGGTAGCCGTTTCATTCCAACCTTTTTTAACTTCAATTTGTATCGAGTTACCAACAATAACAGAAATTAACCAAAGCATAGAACAACCCATATAATCAATTGAACTATCTAAAGTTTCATTACATTCTAAAATATAGGTTTGTATTTGTTTTGGAAAAACATCGATAGGAAAAATTAAATCGTCTTTATTTACTTTTGGTAATTCTCGCTTTTCAATTTCTTTTACTTTGGGTTTTAAACGAGTTCCAAAACCTAACTTATAAAGTTCAGATGAAGATTTTGTAATATCTCCGTTATGATATTTATAAGTATAAGCCATAAAAGGACTTATTAATTTTTCATGTGGATATGAAGTTCCTGTGCTAAAAAGATACATACATCCATTAGACTTGAAAACACTTCCTGAAGTTGGATTTTCAGAGCCTATCCTTTTTAAAATAATTTTGTCGTTTAGTTGCCTAACTATTTTTAACTCATCTGAAATAATATCAATAATAGAAGTTTTTTCGTTATAGTCTTGCCAAGGGGTAATAATAGAATCGTTAAACTCTTTTTTCGTTTGTGGAGTTACTTCAATAACTTCTTCTTTTACAAAATTGTATGATTTAGAAATATACCAAAGAATAGTTCTATCACGTTCTGTAATTTCTTGAATATCATAATAGGCTAATTTTGAAATTTGATTATCATAAATAACAACCATTCCACCGATTCCCCTACTTTCAATGACAGCTTCTTTATGATTTTCTAAAACTGCTATTTTTGTATTTCCTTGAATTACTTTGCATTTATAAAGTATATGATAGCCTTGATTTTTAGTTTTATAAATTACAAACTTCTTATCAAAGTCATCTATGTTATCTGTTAAAAAACTAAGGTATTCATTCCAAAAATTGTTTTGCTCTTGGAGTGTTGAAAAAACTTTTAAATCAATATCAATAACCTCTATATTGTTAAAACCTGTAACAATACCAAACAAAGGACTATTTAATAAGTCTATTTCTTCTTTTGTTCTTGCTGTTGTTTGGTATTCTTTCCACTTTCCAATAGGCGCTTTAGTTTCTGAACATGGAATAATACTGAATCCACTATCAACTAATTTTTTTAAATATGATTTTTCCATATATTATATTAAAAGAGAAAACCCCTAACTCAATGCATCACTATTGGTTAAGGGTTTCTCGGTTACGTTAATAAATTAACGTTATACTTTGGATGTCGGTGATGCTTCGACGAATACAAATATAAAAAAACCTACTGAATTAACAATAGGTTTTTTTATATTTGTGTTAGAATGGAAGGTCATCGTGTTCTTCTTCTTTAAAATCAATATTAACAGGGTCAGAAACATCATTTGTTTTCTTTTGAAAAACTTTAAGATTACCTAAGTAAGGCAAACTAACTTCTTTTGCTTTGTCAGCCCCTAAAGCCTTATACGCTTCACTTGATAGTTTTTGAACTTGAAAACCCCAATTTCCGTTGGTGTCTTCTGAATCCATTGTAACAACATCAGTTTGCATATAAACAGCCGTTGTTCCGTCTTTTTCAATTGCTGTTAAATAATTATCATCAATTGGTAATACTAAGCATTTCTGACCACTTTTAG